AACCGTAGCGGACGGCGTCCCATAGGGCCCGGTCGCGGCTCTGATGTATCTCGTCATAACAGAGCGAGTGGATGTTCAAGCCTTCCTGACGGCCGGCGTCCGACGAGATCACCCGCCAGAAAGAGTTTGTCGGGACGCAGGCGATCGTCTTGCGAGAGTCGACGATCTCCAGCATCGACGACAGGTACGGGCTCGCCTGTACCAACTCCTTCATTTGCTTGTAGACGATGCTCGCCTGATCTCGCGAGTTTGCAGCACCGAAGCACTCGGCCGATGGCTCGCCGTCTGCGACGAGCATGTAGAGGCCGATGCCGGAGAGGAGGGTCGACTTGCCGTTTTTCTTCGGCACCTCGATGTACCCGACACGATACTTTCGCGTGTCGGAGTCAGTTCGCATCCACCCGAAGAGTTCCTCGATGACGTCATGCTTCTGCCACGGCAGCAGCGTGAACGGCTTGCCGGCGAAGCGACCCTTCGAGTGGATCAGAAACTTCTCGAAGAACCCGACCGCGTGCGCGGCCTTGGTCTCGTCGAAGTAGAACGGCTCGCCTTGTTCAACCGCCTCGTCGCGAGATATACGCGGCAAGAGGATTTTCGGGGGCAGAGGCACCGGGAGCCTTGATCGAGGAGCGTGCGGCGGGTGTCATGCCGAACTGTCGCTCGATCGCGAGCATGTCGGCCCGAAGAGATTTGATCAGCGTGGCCTCCGCGGTGATCTGGCTGTAGCCAGTCTGTGTCACCTGCGTCCAACCATGTTCCTTGCAGTGCGCTTCGAGCGCGAGCCACTGCTCGTACATCAGGCAGTAGCGTTGAAGCGGCTGCCGATCAGCCTGCGTGAACACGCCCATCTTCGAGAGCAGGTCGACCATCTCGTCCCACTTGTCGAGCGCGATTCCGGCAAGGCCAGCCGGCGGGTTGGGGTCAGCGGGCGGCGGCTGCGGCTCGTCGGCGTTCAGCGGGCGCTGGCCCGGGTTGCCGCGAAGAACCTTGAGCGACGTCGGAGTCGGGTGTCGTCCCATTTTGCCTGTTTTTGGCCTCGAAACCCCTACCCCAAAATTCTGCGGGCGTTCACGCTGTCGCGCAGCGTGGGGCTTGCGTTTGAAACCCCCGGAAAAACCGACACTCCCCGGGGGTGGGTCGCCATATGCATTCTCAGGCGTCGAGGTGGCGACGTAAAGTTCCCAACGCATATCGAAAAGTCGACGTTTCGCGCTTTGTTTTCGATATGACTGGGGCGAGAGACTTCGAGGTTGCAGCACCTTCGAGGTTCTGCACGCATCGACCTTGCTTGTAAGAAAAAGCGCGCGTTTTTCTTACAAGCGTCCTCTGGTGTCGCGACTGGCACTCTCGACCCTTGCCCTCACACGCGCAGGCGCGAGTGCATGCCTGCCTGCGCGCGTGCGTTGCTTCGAAGGTTTGTGTTTCCCGGGAAATCGAGGGTGTGTGACAGATTTCTGTCAGAGCGATGACAGGGACCAGCGGGACCAAATTTGGATTTCGATTTTGGTCCCCCATAAGTCCTTGTCAGATAACGACTTACGTCACGAAAATGCCTCTGGGACCGGGGACCACTCGTGCGCACGCCTACGCGTGTGTACGCGCATGCGTGGTTTTTTGGTCCCACAGCACTTAAGTCCAATGCTGGCAATGACTTAGGAGATACCAGATCGCTCAAAATCCTTTGGTCCCTTTGGTCCCTTCATTATTTGAGTTCTAGCACCCCGATTTTTTCAGGCTACCTCGACACTCCCATCAACCTGATCAGGCTTCTCAGGGCACGCTGGGGCCCTCAGATCGCGTTTTGTCTTCTTCCCATGGCACCTCCTACAGAGGGTCTGTAGGTTGTCCAGTGAGTCTGCCCCACCTGCCCGTTTTGCCAAGACGTGGTCAACTTGCGCATCTCCACTATCTTCGCAAATCTTCCCACAGTGCCTACATTGCCAAGCGTCCCTGACGAGCACCTGACGTCGGAGCGACGACCATTCGGGCCCTCCATACCCTCGGACGTACGACGAGGGCCTCGCCTCGCGATACCGGGGCTTCTTCGCGCGATGGAACTCAAGTCGCTTGGGCATCAGACGATCCAGACGAGGAGTTCGCCTGCTTGGAACTCGCCGTACGACTCAATTCGGATCGAGTCGCCGTAACCGACCGAGATGGCTGTTTCTAGGCGTTCGTCCAGTGTGGTGTACACCATGCTGCCGTTACGTTTCACGCTGGAAGAGAACACCCCTTCGAGTTGCCCGTACACATTGAAAGTTCCGGACTCCATGGCGGTGAAGGTAATGTCGGATGTCGCCGAGCCAGTCATCTCGTCGCCGACAACGCCGCTCCCAGACCACCCGGAGGCAGTTGTTGTCACTCTGTTCTGTGGCGTGCCGGCTGGAGACTCTTCCCTCGAACCTCTCAGGAGCAGCATGTGGATCATGGGCTCTACCTCGTCTTGAGCACGGCGACCTGTGCCGTACGGTGAAGGACTTGCATTCTCAGGCAGTAGCAGGACAGAAACGCGTCGATTCCGAAGTGCGTGTCGATCGCGCCGATCGAGTACTCGACTGGGATTTTGTATCGGTAGTCGTCAAACACCAAGACTCCACCGACCGACAACACCATCCACGCGAGCACCGCGTTTTCGAGCACGACACGACCGTCGTGATTCCCGTCGATGTAGACGCAGTCGAACTTCTCTCGCTGTGACACGAGCCCGAGCAACGCCTCGGTGATGTCGCTCTTAACCGCGCGAGCACGCCCATTGACGTTGCCCGCGAATCGCCTCTCCACGGGCTCGCTTTTCCACATGTCGACGCACGTCAGTTCGTCTCCGGGCCGCATGGCATGTTCGAGGAACCATACGGCAGACCTCCCCTCGTGAGAGCCCAGTTCGAGGAACTTGCGAGTGCCTGACGGCAGCCGCGGCAGGACGACCTTCTCCCAGACAGGTATCGAGTAAGAGAACCAGTCGGCTGTGTATTCTGGCATTAGCCGTCCTCGTGCCTTGCGAGAAAGTACTTCATAGCGAGATCGCTGCTCTCTCGCGTGCTCCACACGAGAAGTCCGTCTTCTCTATGCATCAACGGGTACTCGCCGCCTTGCATTGGCGGCATGAACTTGTATCGCTCCTCGTATTTTCTATTTTCTCTTGTCCCGTGCCACCTGTGATACACAGTTCCCGACACATGACCGACTCTTGCTTTGAGTGACAGCATGTGTGCTCTGTAAGACTTGTACGAATCAGTCTCGGAAAACGCGTGGCTATCGCTCTTGGGAAGTCTCGGCACGCCCGGCGTCATGGCGAAGACAAACGCCGCATCGCCGCCGCCAAGTGGATGCCGCTCGTAAAAGCCACCGCAGCGATTGAAAAAGTCGCGAGTCATACCCCACGCGAAGCCCGGGTGGTATCGTCCGAGAAGCGGCTGCTCGCCTTTCTCGATGGCGAACACAGAGGGCTCTCTCGTGAGTTCGATTCTTCCGTCCCGAGAGAGCCACGCGGCGTTCGTGAATGGCTGGATGACGTCGTGAGATTCGAGCGATTCGCTGATTGCGTCGAAGACGTCGCGGCGAGTGAAGAAGATGTCAGCGTCAAGGAACAGGATTTTGCTGCGAGAGCCCATTCTCGCCGCTATGTTCCAGACGTTTTCCTTCAAGAAGAGCACAGAGTCGCTCTCGAACAGGACACACTCAGCACCGGGCGGAAGTTCGGCCGGCTTTTGCCCCGGGAGCGTCACCTGCACGACGACTGGCCTCAGGCCCGCCTCGATCACGGACTTGCATGTCTCGTACAGGAGCACCGGCGTCGTCTTCCATCCGGCCGGGTTGTAGTGGCACATGACAACGTCGAGGTCTCCACGCGTTGCCTGCCAGTAGCCGCCGCCTCGCCTGCGGCTCGCGGCTGAGATGAGGCGTTCTGCCGTGTCATTGCCGATCGAGAAGCCTCGCTTGGAGGCCTCTTCGATAACCCACGACGAGAGCCTCTCGTCCGAGTTTCCAGAGTCGGCGACGCGGATTCGTGCTTCGAGCGTCTTGCCAGTCAGGCGAGACTTCGTGAGTCGCTCGCATATCCTGCGAAGCCTGCTGCCGATCAACTGCTGACGCCGCAGCATGGCGTCACTCTCCATCGCGACGAGATCGGGTCGTACAGAAGTTCTGCTTGGTCGTTCTCTTGGAGAGCCCTGTCGGTCCCCGCGTCGAGCAAGAGCCTGTTGGCCGCATCGCTGCTGCTGCTCTCGTGATACAGGGTCAGGTTGTTTGTCGAGATATTGATGACTCGCAGGGCCTTGTTTGGCCCGCCGCCCGAGAAGCCGCTGATGAATCTGTTGCCGCCACTGGCGACGACTCTCAGCACGGTGGCCGTGCCCGGCGAGTAGTTGTTAAGCGTGCTCGTCGCCGTCACTGTCGCCCAGTGATATGGCGGGGCGGCCGGCTCGTCGGCGATGAGTCTCCATCGCTGGCTCGTGCTGTCGTAGAACGTCGACGCAGAGTCGTTCTCGGACAAGACTCTGTCGGAGCCCGTGAACAAAAACCTGTTCGTCGAGTTGCTGTTCGTGTTCGACGAACTCAGGAGCACGTTGTGCGTGCTGACGTTGACGAGCAGTTTCACGACGCCAGACACGCCGCCGGCAAGGCCCGTGATGGTCAAGCCCGTAGTCGGGTCGACACGCACGACGTCTGTCGTCCCTGCGTCGTAATCGTTGCTCGGGTTGCTGCTTGGAGACTTCGTGCCAATAGAAGCGGCGCCGCCTCCTCCTGATGTCGAGATCGTGACGGCCCCCGTGAGCCCGTTGACCGAGACCACGTTTGCGACGTTCGTGAGGTCTGTGACGCTGGCGGCGAGGTGCGTGTGCGACGTACTGGCGGCAGAGACGTCGACATTGTTCAGGACGACGACGCCTGTCTTGCCATTGACCGATACGACATTGTTCTCGCCAGAGATGGCGATCGAGCCGGCAGATGTCGACACGGTGATGTTCGAGCCCGCAACGACGCTCAGCGAGCCTGTCTGGCCGTTGAGCGACGAGACGTACACGAGCCCGCTCACGTCACACGTCGAGTGCGTATGGACTGCCGGAGCAGCCGTCAGGTCTGCCACGCTGAGGACGACAGTCCCGACCTTCCCCTGCACGCTGGACACAGGAGAGTTCGCGGCGATTGCGGCTGTCAGGCCGCTCACGTCAGTGGTCGAGTGCGTATGAACTGCCGCCGCCGCCGTGATGTCGGAGATCGTCGGGATTTCGTGAACGTGGTCTTCCCGAGAAGCGAAACTCGACGTGCCAGCCGCTGCCACGCCAAGCGGAAGAGGAGTGCTGCTCCCGACGCTCACTCCAGACGTGCCGCCGGCCGCCTCGATCGTGATGCTGCCGGACGTCGTGTCACGAGTCAGCGTGATGCCGCCGCCTTGCACGAGCACAGGGTCGACGACGCTATATCGCGTCACCCACGTCGCCGCGGTGCCGTCTGTCGAGAGCAGTCGATTCGCGTTGCCGCCCTGCTGCGGCAGGCCGTCGCCGGCTGCGATCTGGATGTTCGAGCCACTCGTGCTGACTGTGATTCCCTGCCCGGCGACCACGACGGGAGTGCCTGTGATCCCGTTGACGCTCACGACGTTGGCGACGGCCGTTAGGCCGCTCACGTCAGCCGTCGAGTGCGTGTGCGACACGCTCGCCGCCGACAGGTCTGCAACGCTGACGACGACCTGACCTGTCCTCCCTTGCACGCTGACGACGGGAGAGTTCGCGGCGATTGCAGTCGCCAGCCCGCTCACGTCGCTCGTGGAATGAGTGTGAACTGCGGGGGCGGCCGTCAGATCAACGACGCCGAGGACGACGACGCCAGTCTTCCCTTGCACACTGGATACAGGCGAGTTCGCGACGATTGCAGTCGTCAGCCCGCTCACATCACTCGTGGAGTGCGTATGGACGGCTGCCGCGGCAGTCAGGTCTGTGGCCCCGAGCACAACCACGCCGACCTTCCCCTGCACGCTCGACACTGGCGAGTTCGCGACGATTGCGGTCGTCAGGCCGCTCACATCACTCGTGGAGTGTGTGTGGACGGCGGCTGCGGCAGTGATGTCTGCGATGCTGAGGACGACAGTGCCGACTTTGCCCTGCACGCTCGATACAGGCGAGTTCGAGACGATCGCTGTCGTGAGCCCGCTCACTTCGCTAGTCGAGTGCGTGTGAACAGCGGGGGCAGCCGTCAGGTCTGAGACGCCGAGAACTACAACGCCGACCTTCCCCTGCACGCTCGATACAGGCGAGTTCGCGACGATTGCAGTCGTCAGCCCGCTCACATCACTCGTCGAGTGCGTATGGATAGTAGCCGCGGCAGTCAGGTCCGAGACGCCGAGCACTACAGCGCCGACTTTGCCCTGTACGCTAGAGACAGGGGCATTGACTGCGATCGCAGCCGTCAGGCCGCTCACGTCAGTTGTCGAGTGCGTGTGAACGCTGGCAGCGGCCGTCAGGTCGGCTATTCCAAGCACCACAGCGCCGACCTTGCCCTGCACGCTCGACACGGGCGAGTTTGAGACGATCGCTGTCGTGAGACCACTGACTTCGCTGGTCGAGTGCGTATGGACTGCCGGGGCTGCCGTCAGGTCGGCGAGACTGAGCACGACGTTGCCCGTCCTGCCCTGCACGAGGCTGACAGGAGGATTCGCCGACGAGATCGTGATCCCAAGACTCGACGTGGCGATCGAGATGTTCGCGCCGGCGATGAATGGATTGACGCCAATGACGCCAACGATGTTCGTCGCCGAGCCATCGACGATGATCGCCGGGCCGATGCCACCAGACACGGTGACGTTGATGGGCGATACGTTTGGAAGAATGACTGACATCAGTGCTCCAGCAAGATCGAGTCAACCATCGATGTTGTGGACCCAGCGAACACGTATCCAATCGTCGAGGCTCCGTCAGACTGCACGGCCGGGGCCTGAGCGTCAGAGTAGGCGTAGATTTCTCGGAGCCTGCCGATGTAGTTGTCCGGCGACGCTGAACGCATGATGATCGCTGTTCTCGCGAACCTCCCGGAGCGAGTCTTGAGCCCGGTCGACGACGGCGAAGCAACAAACTGCTGCGTCGGCGAGATATTGATGACTGTCGAGGACGCAGGCGAGAACACTCCGGCGTGCGGCTGCGTGTCGCTTCCTGAGTGCCCAAGAAACACGGCACTGAATTGGCCCTGACCAGTCCAGAACGCCGTGCTAATAGCCGTCGTCCCGCTCGTCACGATGCCATAGAGAGCACCGTCTGTCTCTGAGTCCACTGTCGTGTCGCTCGACTCGGAGTCGATGATCGCTCCGGCAATGCACCCATACGTCGTGCCCGACGAGGTGTTGATCAGCACGGCGACAGAGTCCTTGGACTCCCACAGGTAGACGTTGCCCGCACCTGCCGTCGTCGGCCACAACTTCCAGAAGCCGAAGTTTTCGCCAGACGTGAAGGGGGCCGCGGCGTTCCACGACGCGAACGCCCCCGCGTTCTTCACGACGTTGACCATGAGCGTGTTCGCCGCATAGGAATCGGGCGTCCGCATCGTCGGGGAAGGCGTCGGCGTGTATGACGTGCCGCCGAACATAATGCGATGCGAGAGAGGCGACGTGACTGGCGTGACGTAGACACACTCCGTGGTGCCTGCCACCTGCACCTTCGTCCAAGTTCCGGCCGACCCAGAGCCGACAGTTCGAGTGGTGGCGTTGGCGTATTGGTTTTTCGTCCCGAGCGTATGGAGAGCGTCCATCACGCCGGCCACCGACGACACTGAAAAAGCCTGCGATCCGACGTATCGCCAATTCGAGTGTGCAAGACTCACGAGAGCGTTCCTCCGCTGACAAAAACCGGCCCGGACGGCCTGACATGGGCAGGCGAGTGAAAGAAAATGCCGACGCCGCCGCTGGAAGGGGCAGGCGGCTGGACAGGCTGCGTGTGCGTGTCAGGCCAAGACCTGCCCTTGAGTTTGGTCTCAGCAACCTCACCGAGGCTAAAGACCCCGGTCACGCTTCCGGTGAGCGTTGCGGTCTTGAGACCTGTTCTTCCGGCGAACTTGCCACGCATCAGGAGATGTCCTCGTACGAGCAGATGCCCTGAGCCGAGCCTGCACTGACTGCCGAAAGCCTGATCGAGTCGCCTTCTTCGAGGTACACTGGATTTTCTTTGGCGACGATCGCGATCGATGACCCCAGCGGCACAGTCAGACTCTTGGCGAGGTGATAGGCGGTCGAGCCCCGATATATGTCCGCCGTGACAACGGCGTCGCTCGCGCCCACAGATGACACGACGAGCGTGTTGACCTTGTAGACCTTGCCGCTTGCGGCAGAGTTCGACGTGATCGACGCGGACGTCGTCCCGACGCTCTGCACGTCTGTCTTTCCACGAATCGTCGTCGCGCTGACGATGTTTGGGTTTGCCATGCTTCAGCCTCCGAAGACCAGCACAGGCCACATCGATGCGGCCACTTGGTTTGTGTTCGACGCCGCCGAGATCGTCAGGGTTGTCCCGTCCTTCGCCACGCCGACATTGCTACCGGCGACGATCGAGACAGCACCCGTGATCTCGTTGACCGCGAAGTTGCCGGCGAGCCCCGAGATGTCGCTGGTCGAATGTGTGTGAACTGCCGGAGCGGCCGTCAGGTCCGCTGGAGACAGGGTCACAGTGCCAGTCTTGCCCTGCACGCTGACCACGTTTGCGAGCGTCGTGAGCCCGCTGATCTGGCTCGTCGAGTGCGTATGCGTCGCCGGTGCGGCAGTCAGATCAGTAACCGAGAGTGAGACTGCGCCCGTTCTCCCCTGCACGCTGACCACGTTCGCAATGGTCGTCAGCCCGCTCACATCACTCGTCGAGTGCGTATGGACGGCGGCCGCGCCAGTGAAGTCGACGATTGAGAGCGTGACTGTCCCGGTCCTGCCCTGCACGCTGAAAACCCGCGAGTTCGCGACGATCGCAGCCGTCAGGCCGGTCACTTCGGTCGTCGAGTGCGTATGGGCGACCTCCGCGTAGGAGTGCGTGTGCGATGCCGCCGCCGCAGTGAGATCGGCCAGTGTCAGGACGACAGAGCCAGTCCTGCCCTGCACTGAGGCCACAGCCGCGCTGTATCCAGAGATATCACTGGTCGAGTGCGTGTGAACTGCGGGCGCAGCGGTCAGGTCTGAAACAGAGAGCGTGACTGTCCCGGCCTTTCCTTGAACCGAGAAGACTCTGGGCGGTTCGCCCGAGATCACGAGCGAACTAGAGGCGGTCGAGACCGTGATCCCGACGCCGGCGACGATAGGATTGATCCCCGCAACACCAACAACAGATGTCGCCGAGCCGGTGACGATGACAGCCGGGCCCACGCCGGCGGACACCGAGACCTGAATGGCAGCGTCTTGAGTTGTCTCGACGGGCACGTCACGGACTCCTGACGGACACTGTGCCGCTCAGGACCGTCCGGGTGATCAGGCCCGGTGCCGTCCATCGCATGAACCACCTGTAGTTGCCCGTGAGGCTCAGCGACTGCGTCTGTGACTCATCGAGCGAGAGATTGATTCGGCCCTCAGCCAGCGAGACAACCAACTGAGTGAACTGCATGACGTTGTTGTATGCCGTCACGTTCCCGCCCGAGACTCCGAGCACCTCGATGATGCGAGTCTCGAAGGAGTACCCAGACAAGTCCTGATCGAAGTCCAAAAGCAGACTCAGTTCATCGCCTTGGACGAAGACAACGTCCAGCGTGTCAGGTAGGACAGAGTAGACAGCCACGACCTCGCCTCCGTGCGTTGCTGTTCACAATACCGCACGAAGCAGCGTGACCCTAAGTGTCTCGCCCCCGCCAGAAAGCCCACGCGCCGGCAAGCAGAGGCGGCGCCCAGATGGCCCACGCCTGCGGTGACGTGTATCCGAGGCTGCCGGCAGCGACCATCGCCAGCACGCCGACGATGGCGCCGGCTGTCTTCCAGCCGAAAGAAGAAAGCAGAGACGCGACGGCACCGAGGAGTAGCGTTGTGGCAACGATCGCAGCGACGAGAAATGCCAACGACTCCATGGTCACTCCAGACTCCCAAGCCTCGACGCGTACTCCCCGGACAGCGACGCGCGATAGTGTCCGTATCCAAGCATTACGGCAGTCAGTTGCTCCAGCGTGAGCGAGTGCGGCCTGCCGTCAGAGTCGATCAACGCGGGCACGTCGAAACCCGCCGCGGCTGCTTCCTTCGCCAAGACGAACGCGCCGGTCAGGAGCGTTACGTCCTCCTGTCGGAGGCCCAAGCGAAATCCGAGTCCGGGCACTTCGTAGCCCTCGCCGATCTTGGACTCGAACCAAGATTCGACGCCTGCCCTCTGCCGCTGTCGATCAATCGCCTGCCTCACCGTCTGGTCGAGCCGCATCCTGCTCACGTTGCTTCGCCTCCTGCTCGTCGAACCACGCTGCCGCGCCGATCCCGTAGCCGTCGGGCTCAGAGAAATCGCAATCCCACGCCTCGCGGTACTCGCGGTCTGGCAGTTCCGAATCGTCCACGTAGACGTATGGGAGTCCAGCGGGAACGTCCTTGCGGGCGATTTCCTCCAGCGGCAGAGTGCAGTTGGAAGCGGGGACCACTACCCACACTCCGGCTTCGGGCGGCGGCGCTGGGTGGACGATGACTGTAGCCATATTGCGACCTAGATGATGGCGAGGAAGGAGCATCCGATCATCGCATCGGACGCGGCCGGTACACCCTGTCCGCCGGATATGACGATGTTGATGTCCTGCGTCGCTAGTCTAGCGCCAGACGCAAACGAACGCACGCCCATTCGCATGGTTGTGTTAGCAATTGTGTCCGACTCGTTGCCGACATTACCAAGACAGCACGGATTGCCGGACGGCAGCGGTGTCTCAAAGTTGATCCGGTACTTACCCGTCGCGCTGCGTGAGGTGATCGAACTGACATTGCCAGACCCATATCGGTTGGCGTTGTAAAAGTATGCCCATGCCCGCACGAAGTATCCCGGCACGCCGTTGTGCGTGATGTTGCCACCCGGAGCGATGACGAGACGCTCGGTCCCCCACTGCGTGTTGCCGCCGTCTTCCCAGATGGCATAGCCGTTGCTACTGCCGCCTTGTATTCCCGTCGCCCACCATTTCGCCGATCCTTTGTGATGCCACACGCGAGGGCCGTCTTGTAAGCCGTTGCCGTCAGTGCGGACCTCGATGGTGCAGCCGTAGACACCCCAGCCGCCGATCGCCTCCAGCGCCTCCCCTGTTCCGCCGTATGCGGACCAAGACCCGTCGTCGTTGCACCACGAGCCCCAGCCTCCCGCTTGACTGAGGAACCCGATCCGATTGCTGTTGCAGTGGATGACGCGCTCGCCCTCGTCGGCGTCGCGCATGCGTATGTTGGAGTAGTTCGTTCCTTCGCCGACATAGAAGTCGGTGCCGAAGTTTACGATCGACTGGCCGTAGAACAGGTTACACCGGCTCGTGCCATTCGGGTCCACGTACCACGCCGTGTCGTTGTTGTCGTAGAAAATCGGCGCGTAGAGAGCCGTGCCTGACGAGATTGCGGCGTCGGCGTAGAACTGCTTGCCGCCATACACCCGCACGTAGGTGGCATCGTTCATCCATATGCCGCCCCCGTAAGCCTCGTTGTACCAGCCCGTCGCGCCGTTGGACCGGAACCAATTGCTAGAGTAGACCGCGCCAGTGGTCGTAATGTTGTTGGACGTAGACGCCCCACGCGCGCATACAGTTGACAGCGTCTCGCTGTTCGCAGTGCCGCTGACGTTGATACCCCACGTACCGCTCGCACCACCGCCGGTCAGCGTCGGCGCGTAGGAGTTGTAGTTGCCGCTATGAATGAAGCGGACCCACGAGCCCCACGAATTGGCAGTGACGTTTCGCGACCAGAACTCGTTCGCGTTGTCTTCCCACCCCCACGCATTCTGGCGGCCCCAGTAGTTGGTGCCGTTACTGTGCCGCATGTTCTCGACGAACCACCACGCGCCCTGCGGGCCACCCGCAGACATTTCGCGGAACAGCGTCCCATGCGCGGGCGTTTCAGTGAAGTGCGTGTTGAAATTGTTTGCAGTACCGATGCCCGTCTGGTACTTGCAGTAGTCAGCGGTGCCTGTGATGCTGATTGCCCATGTGCCTGTGGCGCCGATGCCACCCTTTGTGGGTGCGTAGTTGTTGTAGTTGCCGGCGTGCAGCACGAGGTGCGCGCTATCGGTCGCGTAGAAGTTGCCGTCGCAGTAGACGTCCACGACGCCGCCGGTGGATGAAAAGCCGAAGCGGTAGTTGCCGCCGTTGTGCGTGTACCCGTGATAGCCTGACGTCCCGGCCCATGCGTTTGACGTTATCGTGTGGCCTGTGCCGCCAAGATTTACGGACCGCGACTCTCCGGTGACGCTGATCCCCCATGTTCCGCTCGCGCCTGTGCCAGTGAGGGTTGGCGAGTACGAGGTGTAGTTGCCGGCGTGCAGGACTGTGTTGCCTCCGACGGCGAGCACCCCTGCGGACGTGACCGTGAGCAGCGTCGTCTCGCTGGCGCCATAGCCGCCGTTGTTGATGAGTCGCAGAGTCTTGGTTCCTGTGGCATCACACTGCCACGCGAACCCACCCTGCCCGTTGACATCGATCTGTATCGCGGCCTTGCCGGTGCCTCCGCTCGAAGTCTGGAGCCCCTGCGCTATCACAAGCCCGTCGCTTGTCGTGCGATAGAAGAGGGCCGCGCCTCGCACATCCATCTTCATGCCGCTCGACACCGTCTGTGTGCCAAGTCCGAAGTTTCCTGCGGAGTCGATTGTCGCCGCGATGACGTATCCGGCTCGCATGAAATGAATGCTGCCGGTGGTGTTGCTGCCACCGAGCCCGACGAGCAGGCTGCTCCCGTTGATTAGTTCGAGCAGGCGAGTCTGGTTGCTGCTCTGGTCGAGAAGAGTCGCCGCAGCCTGTGCATTGTCGTAAAGGAGGATTTCACCGCCGTCCTCGTTGTATTGCAGTTTGTGCGTGATGGAGCCGGCATTCGCCTTGACGTCAACAACGCCCGTAGAGTCGATCCGCATCCGCTCGACGCCGGCGTTCCCGAACGTGTTCGTCTGGAATGCCAAGAAGCCGCCGGTGCTCAAGGAGTCGCCTTGAATCAATACCGGCATCACGCCAGTTGTCGAGTCGCCCCAGTGAATCGCTCGGCTCGTGCCGCCTGCCTCCTCAAACGCAAATCCGCCGCCAGAGATCGACAGTTTGCGGCGAGGTGCCGTCAGCCCGATGCCCACGTTACCTGCGGCGTCGACCACGAACGGTGACGTGTCGCCCGACTCGTCGTTGACCCGGAACGAAAGGTCCGTGCCGGTGTTGGTGATGACCACCGGCACTCCTGACGACGCCGTGAACGTCGAGTTGCCGGTGAACGACGGACTAGCCGGCACGCCGGCAACGAGAGAGAAGTTGCGGATCGTGTTGGAACTATCTTTCCAATACACGAGCCCGTCAGCATAGTTCAGGGCTAACTCGCCGTGAACGAGGCTATTAGGAGCCGTCGCCGCGACTCCTGATCTCTTGAGAACTATCGGTAGCGGCATACGTCAAAAAACCCCGCCGTCGAGGCTCGTTGCCCACGCGATCGTGTCAGACGACGCAGTGTACAACAAAATCCCGTCGGCGGACCCACCGCCATCAAGCGCGGTGTACGTGTCGACTGCGTTCGCCACGAGAACGCTGCCCTTCGGAGCGGACGTCAATGCCGTGCCGCCCTTCGCGACCGAGATGGCCGTCGCGTTCCACGTTCCGGTGCTCACTGTCCCGAGCGTCGTGATCGACGACTGCCCGGCGTAGGTCGATGCAATGTCGATCGAGTCCGAGTTCGCCGTGATGCGGTCGGCGGTCCCGACGACATTCAGCGTGTTCGCCGACTTTGTGAGCCCGTCGCCGGCAACAACCTGCCCGGCACCGGAGAACTGCGCAAACGCGAGCGACGTTGTTCCAAGCGTGATCGTGCCGTCAGTCGTGAGCACCCACCCCGAGTCGGCATTCGTTGTGCCTTCTTCGATAAACACAAAGGCGCCCGGCGACACTTCGTCTGCCGAGTCGAAGTCGGTCGCACGCACCGCCGCGCCGGTCGCCTGCACGACGTAGATGCCGTTCTGCGAGCCCGTCGTATTGTTCTTGACCAAGACACGGTCGCCGGTCGCGAGCGTCACGCCGTCGATGACGTCGCCGTTCTCCAGTTCGCTCGACAGGTCGACTGTCGCCGTTGTGGCGGCACGCACCGACTGCTTGACGTCGAGGCCGCTCCTCGCAGCGTCGCAGTACGCCTTATTCACCGCGTCGTTCGCGTCTGTCGGCGTCGCGAGGTTCGTGATTTTCTGCGAGTTCATCGACACCGACGCAGTCGGCGAGGCCATCTGGTCGAGCCTGCTTGACCGAACCCCGGTGTCGAAGTCGCTGATGTCTGACTTGGTGATGGCGAGCAGAGTCTTGACCGACGAAGCCGACAAGTCTTCGGGGTCGCCAGTGCCGGCCGAGGCCCGCCCCTTGATCGTCGCCGTCGCCATGTTGGCGAGTTTCGCGTTCGTCACCGCGTCGTTGGCGATCGTAGCCGTGATCGAGGTTGAGCCAGACCCTGTCACGTCGCCAGAGATCGTGACGCTCTGGTTGCCGGTGATGTAGTTCTGAGCCTTGACGTACGCAGTCGTGGCGACCGTCGTGGAGTTATCCGACGTCGCGGGGGTGGTGGCGGTTGCCGAGGCACCCAGAGACACGGTGCTCGAATAGGTCACGCCGCCGGAGAACGTGTACGTGCCGGCCGCCGTCTGCGTCAGTGAGTTCGACAGGCCGAGGTAGGCGCCGGGCCCGGCGACTGCGACGATCGACGTGGCCGTCCCGAACTCGCCGGAAGACCCAAAGCCGTAATAAAGAATGCCGCCGCCGGAGTCAGACTCGTTGTAGGCGAGTTCCGCGTTCGCAAGGCTCGCGGGCGATCCGGCCGAGCCGCCTGCTGCACGCCGCTTAATTCTGATTGTCGCTGGCATTGTTCAACTTTCTCTACTAGAAGGCGCCGCCGTCGGTTAGGTTCGCGTCTGCGTAGTCAGTCCAAGCAGTTCCGTCGAATCGCAGGACATCTCCTGACGTTGCAGAATTGATTGTGACATCCAAGAGTTCGGCCAGATAAGAGACGCCGCCGGCGGGACCAGTCGGCCCAGCGGGGCCAGCCGGCCCGAATCCGCCGATCACAGAGGCCTGCACGGACTCGCCGGCGGCCTGCACGGACACCGCTTGCTGCTGCAATGCGACCGACACCTGCCCGCCAGACACGGCATACCCAGACTGAGAGCCGGACACAACGGCCTCGACTCGCCCTCCGGAGACGGAGGCTGATATTGATCCGCCCGAGACGACAGCGTTCACGCTGCTCATCGAGTTACCTCGACGTGACCGGAAAGCACTGTCCTCTTGATGCCGCCCGGGGCCGTCCATTCCAGCCGCCACCCGTGCGTGCCTACTCGAAGTGCCGAAGTCTGCGTGTCTGTCATGGACAGAGACACGACGCCGGCTGTCGCGTTCGCGATGCTCGCAGTCATCGAGCCGGTCGTCACGCCAGAGATCGGCGACGTCAGGTATGCGGCGACCGCGTGCGACGCGACGCTGACATCGAAGTCGACGGTCGTGCCGAACGAGTCCCCGCGACGCAGAGATAGATTCAAAAGTCCCGGCAGTTGGCTATACGTGCCCATCACTGCTCCTTTTTGACCTGCGGCTGCAACGCATAGAGAAGCCGCGTCTGCTCTTGCACGGCCTCGGCTATCTCTTTCTGTGACTCCGCGATCGTCTTGAGGAAGGCGCTGTGTTGCTCAACAAGCGGCAAAATCATGTCGTGGCGAATCACGAACAACAAAACCATCGCGAACAGGGTTGGAAGACCCCAACGCTCCAGAATCGTCTTGACCGCGTCCGAAACGTCGGTGCCGCTCATTGAGTGAGGCCTTTCTTCCATCGTTTCAGTGTCGTCCGGTTCGCACGAGACTCGAAGTACCATTCGAGGATTCTCTGGATCACGTAGTGAAGCACGGGAGACACGAGAATCCAGAACAGAGGCCCGAACTTTGCCTCATCGCCCGTGTACAGAAGGCAGTAGGAACGCTTGATGTCCTGCGACCACGCGGCTTCCAGCACCTCGCACTCCTTCGAGCCCTGCGAGACGTGAGCACACAGGTCGAGCGGGCACTGCTCGATGGCGATGAGCACCATGTCCCCGACGCGTTCCCGGCCGAGCAGTTGCCGGCGGAAAAACGGAAGGTCTTTCCAGATGCTCTCAGCGAGTTCGTCGATGGTCTGCATGCTTGCACTTGCATGTATCGGGGCAGGGGCACGAGACAACCGCGAGTCCGTCTCCGGAGCGAACCTTGCCGGGCGGCAGGCCGTTTTTGCCGCATTCACCGCAGCACTCGGTCGGCTTTGGCTTTTGATTCTTCGCCCGCACGGCCGCGTATGCCGCCTCGGCAAAGCACTCTCCGAGCCGCTCTTGGTCGATAGCACTCGGACGCGAGCATCCGCATGCCAGAGAGAGCACTATCGCTGCGACGACGAACTTCACAGCACGCCTCCAGTCCAGTCGTCCGGAAGCCGCCTCGCCGGGAAGCCGTCATAGTTCGACAGAGCGAAACTATCGCCCTGCCCGAGCATGCGGTCGAGAACGTCCGCATCGACCCAGAACGTCGACCCTCGAAACGGCGTCGGCATGTCGTCTGGGTAGTGGTTTCCTGAGTTCGAGTTTGGACCCCACGAGTTCCAGATCAGGCCTCCCGGTCTCTTGCCGTGTCTCAGACCTATCCCGGCCATGCAATGCATCCACTGACCACGAGGCCGGCAGAAGCCGTCGGAGTCCCTCGTGAAAGTGAAGCCGACGTTGCTGCATATCGACACTGGATACCCCGACCCCAAAGCCTTGCTGTACTCGGCAAAATCTCGCACAAGACTCGTCTCTCGAATGAGACGCTGCTTCGCGTACGGCTCGAACTCGTCGGGCACGCCAGTGTCACCCCATGACTTCTCCCGCTGCGCCGAGTACGACTCAAACTTTTTGCCGCCGTAGTCGACGTCGTAGTGCAGGACACCCCAGTTCATCACGGCCTTGCAAGCCGCGGCGCCAAAAGAACCATCGGAAAGACCCGCTCTCTCGCGGCCCCTCGCCTCCACGCGGCTAAATGCATAAACGGACGCTTCGAGAATGCGGCCACGCCAGTCTTCCGGCTCTCCGTGAATCACAATCTCCGTCGCCGCCAACGCGTCCCCGCATCCTGCGTACCCATGGCCGACGCAACTGCCGATGCCTTGAGCGACGCGGCTGTAGTTCGGCGAGACCTTGAGGAGCGGCACATACAGGAGAACGTCTCGCCCGGGGTCCGAAGAAGACGGCATCGCGGATGAGATCGTCGGGTACCGAAGTCGCGAGACGAATCGCTCCGTCTCGGCGGGGTGCGGAACCCAGCCTTGGAGTCGAGACATGCTCTAGCCCTCCCCGAGGCCAGCCCACGCAATCGCCTCGAACGCCTCAGCCGCTCGCTCTCTCACGTCTGGCGTGAGTGGCCGGTTTTCTTTCCCGACGGCGTGAGTGATGACGTCCGACACGGCCTCGGCGAGCCCTTCGTACTTGCCCGGCTCGTTGTTCGCGAGGCTTTTCCAGACAAACTTCAGGATCGAAACATGCACCTCACGCAGAGACTCGGTGTTCTGCATCAAGGGCTCGTCTTGTTCGCCGTCTCGTCGCGTGACGTTGGCCGCGCTCTGGTAGATAGTCCTGAGCCAGAGCCTGTCGACGATGCTCATCGTCCTCGCGATCTTGAGAACCGGCGTTGCCACGGTCTGCATCTCCGAGAGGGGGGCCACGATCGGCGGCTTCGGCCGCGGAATCTGCACGACGCCGCTCGCGTAGACGAGAAGCAACCCGGCGACGACGAGCCGAACCCACTTCATTTCGCGGTCTCCAGAAGCACCGCGAGCAACTGCTGGC